ACCGTTTTGAAATCGTCGAATCTGTGGTACCGGCAAGCAAGCTCCAGCGCCTTTTCTGCACGTTTCTTATCGGCTTTCAGCGTGGCAATCTGCTGATCCTGCCGTTCCACCTCGGCGAGCAGAGCGTGCCTGTCGCGAAATACTGGGGCGGCCGTTTCCGGAAGCTCTGCGTTATCCCGTGTTCTTATCTCTGCAAGATATTTAGCGTCCATCAAAATCCCTCCATTTTCGTCTGCTGCCCGCCTGTGGAAATTTTCGCTGCACGCCTACATTGCGGAGCGTAGCGGCATAATCTTTCTTTTGGATTTTCCTCCAGCTGATAAATGTACTCTCCACTTGCGCGATAATATGGGCATCCGCGACAAAATTCGTAGGAGTATGGATTCCAATCCATCATTTCAGCGGCCTCCCGCATATGGGTCGGAGCGTCGAACTTGTCATAATTATCCTGTGTCGCCCACCGGGTGTGGGGATCTATGGTCAATAAATCTGCCACCGAAACGTTTAGCACGTTGGCGATTTTTCGGAGTACATCAAGCGGCGGAGTTACCAAGTCCATTTCATACTTCTGTATTGTGGAAAATCCTTTTCCCGCTTTTTGAGCTAATTCTTTTTGCGTCAACTTTGCATTTTCGCGCGCCTGTTTTATACGCTTTCCGACTGTTATAGCCGTCATAAGGCATGCCTCTTTTTTTCAAAATTACAAAAGTGTATCACTTTATATTTTCTTCCTTTTCCCGTTTTCAAAAAGTTGTTGATACTGCTAAATACCTCTGATAGTTCAGATAGGGATTTATAATTACTAACAAGCTTTTCTAAGTCTCTACGTGCATCTGCAAGCATTATTTTCTTGTAAAAATTCGGCGTGGGAAGATCGGTGTCAATGCTCATAGAGTATCGATCCAACTCGCCTTGCTTTTGATGTTCCACAAAATGTGCGGTGGAATGATTGCGAATAATCTCCTCAACTATTTGTTGCCATATTCCATCTGTTGCTATGTAATTGTTCCAGTCTAACAATGCGTGGGATACGCCACTAATAATTCCATTTTCACTTGCTGCGTCAGGGTGCTCGCTATGTATCGGAGTTGTGCAAGTAAATTTGGCGGAAATATGTTCAATGTCAATGAACGGGCTTGCTGCAATTCCTTTTTTGTCTTTCATAGATTGTTTCTCCTTTTCAAATTTTCTGATATTTCTTTTAAACCATTAAGCCTTCTGATTCTGTGACGGGCATGACGTATTTACGGTATTTCCCTATACCTCTTATAGAGATATAAATGTGTATATATAGAGAAGGGTATAGGGAAACGGCCTAATTCTGTCACATCCGTCACGCTTTTCCTCCGAAAACAACCTGATATGGCTTGCATTGTTCTGTAAGAGAAACTCCGAGATAAAACCATCCGTCGCGAGTATGCTTCTTCTCAAATTTTTTGCTTAGCTCCCGGCCGAATTTTGTTGAGGTCATCTCGTACTCGTTATTTTCTTTTGCCCATTTTGCGTAAGCGGAAAATAAGTCTTTTGCCCTCTCTGTCCCTCTTGGGTCAAGAACGCAGCACGCGTCCAAAAACGCACTGATAACGTCCATCTCGGATTTATACTCCGCTGTGGCCGACGCGACCGCCTGGGGCATTTTGAGCCCCTCTCTCTGCCACATCAGGCAACCGTCGACCGCCCACTTGAGGATTCCGGGCAGCTCCTGCCGGAGCTTGTGTTTGAGATTCCGGTCGATCTTTTCATCCGGAATCCGCACGGTGAACGGAATCAGGCGAATTCTGGACCAGATGCCGACGTCGGTCCCGCGGATCACGGGCTTATGGTTTGTGGCCATCCAGAGTTTAAACTCCGGAACGAACTCAAACTCATTTTCAAATTTCCGCGACGCCGTGAGCCGGTCACCGCCGGTGAGCTGCTTGAGCAGGCCCTCATTGAGTCTGACGCCGTCGTTGGGTTCCGGGCATGTGACAAACCGCGCGCCCTTGAGCCGTGCGAGGTCGCTCGTCGGGCCATTGTTTCCCGGCTTGACCATGATCGTCTCCGGCTGGATATTGGTCGCGTAATCGCCGAGGGCGTCGCTGATGGTCTCCAAAAACGTCGATTTGCCGTTGCGGCCGGTGCCGTAGCAAAAAAACGCGCAGTCTTCCCGCGTGCTCCCGGTCAGGGAGTATCCGACGGCCTTTTGAATAAAGTCGATCAGGTCCGTGTCGCCGTCGAAAATGTCGATCAAAAACTGGTCCCACAGCGGATGATCGATCTTGTCGGTGTACTCGCAGTGCGTGATTTTGGTGATGTATAGCCCGCGGTCGTGCTTGCCGAGCATGCCGGTGCGGAGATTTAATACGCCGTTCGGCGTGCAGAGCAGGTCTGTGTGGCGGTCCAGCTCGTCGGGAGTAATCGGGACGCGATGTTGGGACTCCTTGACCATCGCCTCCTTGGAGCGGGAGGAGCGGCTCAGCTTGAGATGCTTTTCAAACGCCTTTGCCGCCGCGTCGCTGTCCTGGTCCTCGGGAGCATTTTTGACGTAGTAGTTTTCATCGCCCCGCATGGACTCAACAATTTCGTCCGCCATGCGCTTAATAGCGCCCGTGATGTCGAAGACCCAGCGCCGGCCGTCGTAGTAGAGCCAGGACTTGTTGACGTAGCTGTATCGGATCCGGTCTCCGAAGGTATCCGTCAGGCGCTCGGCGTTGCCGGTGTCGTCAAACGAGTAGAGTTTCTTTTTCTTCGGGCGGGCCGCCGGCTGTCCGATGGTAATCTGGTACTTCGCCGCCGGCTCATAGACCCGCGGGCAGTCCTTGATTGCCTTGTGGATCGTGATTTTCCCGTATGTGCTGCCCGCCTGTTTGCGGTCCCATTTCTCCCGCATCAGGCCGGACGCGCGAAAAATTTTATCCATCAGGCCCTCGTCGCAGCGGCACCAGAATGCCAGCATGTTGCACAGCGCAAGATCGGCCTCCGACTGCGACGTATAGATTTTGTCCCACTTCCCGGCGTAGAGCGCCTTGAACGTCTCGGCCTGTTTGGAGCGCTCGATGAGCTGAATTACCTCTGTTTCGGACAGATTCAGCGGCCCGGGCGGTATGATACCTGTGGACGGCTCTGTCCCGCCGCCGATGTACTTTTCGTGCAGCGGCTTAATCGCTTCGGTGCAGTCGCGCACGTCGGCATACTCGGCGGCCGGCTTGCCAGTCATGATAAAAAACCGGCCGGAATCATACATCTCGACGTTGTTTTTCCGTCTCCCGGCAGGCGGGAGCTTGCCCCGGCAGATGATATGTATTCCGTGCCCGGACTGCGAATATTCGGCGTAGCTTTGTAGTGTGTGGATAAATTCCGCGACGATGTTGTCTGTCTCACCGTGCCGATAGTCCTCTATTGCGCCCTCCACGCCGTCTATATCGACCCCGAAAAAGCCGCTGCCCGAAAACATAAATCCGATGCCGGAGTATTTCGGCGCCGCGGCGGCGGCGGTATCAAAGTCGCACCAGGTATCCGGGTTGTTGCTTTGTGCTTGCCCGCCGGTGCGGGCGTTGATGGGGACCTTTTTTATTTTCCCCGGCCGTCCGGGGTCCGGGTCCGCGCGCCAGCAGCACCAGTTTTTTACGGCCCGCAGCTCGGCCGGAATATACTCGTACAAAATATCCCTCCTCAAAATGGCAGGTCGTCGTCCGATGTCTTGACCTCCTGATACTCATTTGACGGTTTTGGGTCATCGTTTTCCACATCCTCGGCGTGCGGCCACACGTGCTTGCAGGGCAGCGCTTTACTTTCGTTTACCCACCGCACCCGCGAGTGCGTCTGTCCCTGGTATTCTTCCTTTTCCACGGTGATGCGCACAGGTTTCTTCTCCAGGTCATCGCACCAGTCCTCCAAGTTGTCGTACTCCTTGCCATTTGGCAGCCCGACAGCCTTGGAGAGCGACTGTATCTGCTTGGAGCTGTATCCTCCGCACGCGATATCAGCGGGGGAGGGCTCTTTTTTGTGCCAGATGGAGTGACGGATAGTGCGATTTTTGCACGGCTGGTCGATATCATTGCGTATTACCATCGTGACGTTGATATATTCTGTGCGGGAAATTTTAGTAGCGTCTTCACCCGCATATTTGATAACGGCTTCATATTCGCCCTCCGGCAGCTCGCCGGACGCGGCCTGGCTGTGGTCAACTTTAAAAGACATAACCTGTACCTCCTGTATAATTATTCAGCGTGCAACAATAATCCTTAATGCTTCCTCCGGGCTCCGCGCGATTCCGGCCGGGTATCCGTAGCCTCGCATCAGCGCGATAAAATTCCGCTGCGCCTCCCGGACGGCGCCGTGCGGACGCTTGACCTCGATAAATCCTGCCTGACCGTCAAACCCACAGTAGAGCAGGTCCGGAAACCCCTGCGGCAGGCCCTGCACGCGCCGAAGATGGATAAGGATGTCCTCATGGAGCGGCGGATAATAGATTCGCTTGCCCTGCCAGAAATCCCCGGCGTTGGTCCGGAAAACGATTCCATACCGGGATAGCGCGACGCGGATTTGATTCTGGATATCGGATTCAGATGATCCCCTGCCTTTTCGCGGCATAATAGGCCCAGCCTGGGCGGTATCCATGATTTTTGCCATAAGCTCTCAACTCCTCATATGTGCAGCAGTCCTCGGGCCGCGTGTAGTCCAGCACGATGCCTTTAATCTGCTCCAGCCGGGCATCCCGGATTTCATCCAGCGTCCGGCCTTTGACCGGATAAACGTACCCGCAGTGTGGGCAGGCCGGCGCCCATTCGTGCGTGTAAAAGCATTTCGGACATTGACGGATTTTCAGCGCTGCGGCGGCCTTTTTCTTCCGAGGCTTGGGCTCCAGGCTCCACTCCCTCTCCATGTCCGGCAGGCCGAACCGCGCATAGTTGCCGACGTGGTCGATAATCACACTCCGCTTGCCGGGCTGGTACCGCATGCAGCGCATGCTCTGCTGGATGTACACGGTCAGCGATTTTGTCGGCCGGAGTAAAATTGACACGGAACAATCCGGGACGTCGAAGCCCTCTCCGATTAAATCTACATTGCAGAGGATTCTCGTCTGTCCGTCCCGGAATCGCCTGACCGCGGCATCCCGCTCCCGTCTGGGCGTTTCACCGTCGATGTGTTCGGCGGCAATGCCCGCGGCCCGGAATTGCTCGGCCATCGTCTTGCTGTGCTCGATACTCGCACAGTAACAGATTGCCTGCTTGCCGTCAGCGAGCTGCCGATAATATCCGATCACGTCTCCGTAGATTTTTGACTGGTCAAGCTTTTTGACGACCTCGTCGGTCGCATACTCCCCGTGCACTGTGTGGATGCCCGTCAGATCGGCCACAGTCGGAGCGTAGTAGTCGTATGGTGCGAGATATTGGTGCTCAATCAGCCATTTTGTGCTCGGACCAATAATCAACTTGTCATTGACATCTCCAAGGCCTCCGCCGTTCAGCCGGCAGGGAGTGGCCGTAATCCCGATACGCTGCGCCTGCGGAAACGCGTCGATTATTTTTCGGTAGCTCCGTGCAAGCGCGTGATGGTCCTCGTCGATGATAATCAGCCGCGGCGGAATAATTTTCTTAACGCGCCGGCAGACGGACTGTACCATCCCGATTTTGCAATAGTGCATATCCACGCCCCAATCGCGAAATGTCCGGTCAATCTGGTCGCAGAGCTCGTGCCGATGGACGATGTAAAGTACCCGGTTTCCGCGGGCTGTCGCCTTGCGCGCCATATCGGCGGCGATGCAGCTTTTGCCTCCGCCGCATGGTAAGACGATGAGCGGCGCCTGATATCCGGCGCGATATGCCTGCCGGGATGCTTGGACAAGCTGAATCTGATAGGGGCGGAGACTATGCTGCACTGGTCGGTACCCCCGTTTCCGTTTCCACCCGGCGGACAAATTCCTCGGCGTCGGCGTTAGTCTGCGACAGGTGAATCAGATAAATCCGCTTGCATTTTGACAGGTCGTTCGCCTGAAGCATTTTAAGCGTATTTTCGATGCTCATGTGCGTCCGGCGGAGGCGGTGCCGCCGCGGGTCGTTGTCCGGGTCCGCGAGCGTCTCGGAGCTGAAATTTGCCTCTACCATGATGTAATTCAGCCCGCGGAACCGGTAGTCGATGTACTGGGTATCGGTGACGTAGAGGAGTTTTTCGTCGGTCGCCCCACTGTGGATGAGATACCCGACCGGCTCGGCGGCGTCATGGTGGACCTGAAAAGCAAGAATTGTAAAGGTACCGATAGTTTCGGTGAAATAGCAGTCATTTGGGCGAATCCGTTTGAAAAGTTTTAGCCGGTAAACATCTGCCCCGGCGGCCCGCGCCGTGCCCTCCGTCATCCACACGTCGACGCCGGCGCGCATCAGGTCGTTCGCCGCTTTGGCATGGTCTCCGTGCTCATGTGTAATCAGGCACGCGGCGACGCGCGAAAAATCGTAATCGCACCCGGCCTTGATCTTTTTAATCGGCAGCCCGCACTCCAGCAGCAGCTGGGTTCGTCCGTCATCTATCAGATAGCAATTTCCGGAGCTGCCGGAGCCGATCACCTTTATTTTCAAAACGGCTCCTCCTCCTTTTCCGCGGCGGTGCCGGTTACCTCTCCAGTCTCCGGGTCTACGCCGGCCGGCGCCTCATCCGTGTCAATATACTCCTGGTTTGCGTGTTCCTCGGCGTCCTCGTCCGCCTCGGCGGCATCCGCGTCGTCCGCGGACTGCCGGGCGTAGTGCGCGAGCAGGCTCTCGTCGCTGGAGCTGTCGATGATTGGCTTGCACGCCTTGTGGATGACGGTCTTTTTCGCCATTTCCTCCGGGAATTTGCCGTGCGTGCTCGCCGCGTCAATCTTTCCGTCGGCGCTGACGGGATGTGTCGGTGACTGGGTCCACGCCTGGACGATCTGCCGCCACGTCATCACCGTGGATACCTCGCGGCCGTCCTTGTAGACGACTGTCGCGTAGGCCGCCACAATCGGCTTATTTTTGTTTTCGAGCTTTTGCGTGTGATTGATGCTTACGATTTTCCCGCGCTTGAGCTGGTATTCAAACTTATCGCCCTCGAACACGGCCGCGGCGAAGATGTCCTCGACGCTCGGGTCGACGCGCTTTGCGACGCTGATGTCACCGAAATAGCTCCGCTTGAGCGCAAGATGCGAACCATATGGGATAAAATAGCACTGTTTTTTGTCCGGGTTGAGCCCCTGGATGCACATGGAGAGCAGGGCGCCCTTGATACTCGCGGGCGTGCAGGCTTTGAGCACCGGGATTTTGTCCTTGTTTTTGACCTCCGGGAGCATCAGAGCCGCGGCTTTGAGCGCATTCTCTGCGCTATAGTTTGCCGGGAGCTGCAGCGTCCCCTTGGACAGATACCCGCGTACCTGCGCGGAGACGGCGGTCGTAATCTCGTTTACAAGAGCTAAAGCGGTGGTTGACATAATCAGGCGTCCTTTCCGGCCGGGTTCCCGGCCACCTCGATTCTCAAATTTTTATCCTCCGGGCTGACAATCAGGCTGATGAGTTGTGCCTTGGACTCAATCGGGAGCGTAATGCCCTCCCTGTTGTCTATCCAGATCGGCGCGTCGACGCCATAATACTCGGACAGGGTATTGATAATGTCGATGCCGACCTGCAGCCGCTCACCTGTGGACAAATTCGTAGACCCGTTGGGGTATACCACGTCGCAGCACTCGGCTTCCTCGCCGTTTTTCTGCGGCGCGAACATGCGGAAGCGGGCAATCTTAAACTTGCCGTTGACCGTCTTTTCCAGCACGCGGGCGGACTTTTTGACGTGTTCCTCGCACAGCGCGACAGCCTTTTCCCAATGCCCCAGGTCCGCGGCGGCCTGCCTCTGCTGGGCCTCCAGCTCGGCGACGTGCTTTTTCTGTTCTGCGGCCTGCTCGTGCCGAAGCTCGATCTGCTCGGCGGCCTTGATTTTTTCGGTCAGCTCGCTGATTTTTTGCTCATCGGGGCCTTCTGCGGATTTCAGCTTCTGGATTTTCTCGCTGATTTTCCCGAACTCCGGAGTTTCCTCGAACTGGTCGGATTTCAGCATCCCACGGCCCTTTCCGAGCCGCTGGTCCAGCACGGAGATTTCCTTTTCCAGCATGGCCGATTCCGAGTTCAGGTCGACGAGCTCTTTTTGCTTCGCGGAAATCTGGTCGCGGAGCGCGACGCCCTCTTTCCGCACGCGCTCAAGGTCCTCGGCGCGCTGCCGATTGAAATTGGCATTGGCCGCCTCAATCTGCTCCGGAGGGAGCTTTTGCCCACAGGTCGGACAGGTATCGGACCCGGTCCATTGCCGATCGTGGATGTCGTGCCACTCCGCGAGTTTGGCAGCCTTTTGCGATGTCAGGGTGTCAATCTGATTTTGCCGCTGTGCGGCCCGCAAAAGGTCCTCATCCTTCTGCGCGGCCTTTTCCAGGCGCTCGCCCTCCAGTTTTTCGATGCCCGCCTTGATTTTGGCGTTGTATGCGTCCACACTCGCGATATAGGCGTTCCGCGCCTCGGCGAGCTTGGTTTCCGCGTCAGCGATTTGACGGCGGTTGCCGCCGCGGAATTTATCGCACAGCTCATCGCGCTCTTTTTCCAGCGCCTGCACGTCCGGCACGGAGGGCAGGTCTGTGGGAATCAGCCGCTTTGCCTCGGTGATGGCATAGGGTAAGCCGTCAAGCTCTTTCTGCGCGGCTTTGACGTTTTGCTTGGCGAGCGCATGAAAATTATCAAACGGCCTGCCGTCCATCAGTGTCACGAGGTCGGGCACCGGCTCAACGTTAAGATCACCGGCGATCTTTACCAGCGTCGCGCGCCGCTCCTGCCAGCTCAATTCATCCGTAAAATAGTGCGGGTTTGTCAGCAGCTTAAACAGCGCCGGGTCGATCAGCTCGCCGACGACGCCGTTATATTCGCCGGCCTTTACCTCCAGCCCGTCTACAAAATAGTGCGTCTTGCTCCCGGCATACTGGCCTTTGAGCGCGCCGCGTTTCGGCCAGTCCTCTATGTAAGATTTTTTCAGGGTGATGGTTTTGCCCGAATACTCCAATTTTGCCTCGACGGTCGGCTCCAGCCCGCGGCCCACGTCCGGCTCGGTGGCGCCGGGCTTGTGCGGGATAAGGTCGTAGTCCTTGCGGTCGGCGCTGTCCTTGCCGAATAGCAACCAGAGGAATGCGTCCTCTGTGGTGGTCTTGCCGGCGCCGTTGCAGCCGCAGATTTTGACGTCGCGGCCGTTCGGCGCAAACTCAACATTAATCCCCCGAAAGTTTCTTGCGGAGAATTTTAACAGCTTCATTTGACTTTTTCCTCCGTTTCCGCTTATAATGGCGGTATAGATTATTTTTTTTTCGCGCCGCTTGCCTGCCACACAGGTTAGCGGTTTTTTGTGCGCCTGTACCTGCTTCTCGCGGTGCAGAAGTCTTTGTAATTGATGCCAAGACGCTGATAAGCTGTACTCTGGTTGATTCCCGCCTTTTCCATGCGGGCGACAGCATCCACAATCGCCTCGCTCCGCCACCATCCATGCGCGCCTTTCATGATTTCCTTTTCCCAATCCGTGAGGATATTGGGCTTTGCGATGCAATCTGGATATTTGCAATGGAAGCAGTCATAATTGCAGATTTTTCTCCGGCTCATTTTGGCACCCGAAGCACAATTTTTGTGCCGCTTGGAACTGTTTGCGAAACTCGCCGGTGCGGGCAGGCATAATCCACAAGTCCGGCGACGCTCGGAATCTCACGGTTGATTCGGCAGAGCTGGAAGTAACTTTCCGCTGTACGATATGTAATCATTGTTAACTCCTTTCAAAATTCCGGATTGTTTCAGCTTTTCTCTCCTTCCCGATGCGCCCTCGCCTCTTTGAGGTACTCAGCCGGCGGCGTTGCCGTTTCTCCGGCCGCCAGTGTGAGCGCGTCCCGCATCTCGCTCATGGTCCATGCTTCGGACGGTTGATACTTCCGCAGCACAATCCGGCTGCCGTCCACGAAGATTTCCACCGGTGTACCCTCCGGCAAGTCCAGTGTCCTCCGCAGCTCCTTCGGCAATACGATTCGGCCGAGATGGTCGAGCTTTCGGACAATTCCTGTTGATTTCATGGCTTTTCACTCCTTTCCTCCGGCCAGCCGTTCGACCGGTATGTGTAGTTTCTCCGCGATCCCCCGCAGCTCGCAGAGCCGGAATTGTCCCGGGTCCCGCAGCCGGCTGTAGTACGT